TGATTACAATAGGTTAGCACGAGGTATAGCTCACGCATACGCTGATAGAAACGGTATTTGGGAAGCTATATCAGAAGATAGAATTGCTTGGCATGTTTCTGATGGCGTTCAACCGGGTTCGGGTAATTTCGAATTCTACGGAATCGAAGTTAACCAATCAATGTACGTTGGAGATAAAGATTTCCTTAAAAATGAACAAACAGCTCTTAAATTCGCAGCGCATAAACTTAAAAAGTGGGGATTACCAGCTAACAGAAACACAGTACGTTTACACAACGAATTTAGTTATACAGCTTGTCCTCATCGTTCAGCTAAATTGCATACTGGTATTGATCCAACGAAACAAGCATGGAGTAAAGCAACACAACTTAAGTTAAAAGATTACTTCATTAAGCAAATTAGAGCTTATATGAAAGGCGATACACCTAAGATTACCACAGTGAAAAACAAACCTGGCAGTGCTTCCACTCCAGCTAATAGACGAGATATGAACGGTTGGAAAATCAATAAGTATGGAACTTATTACAAATCAGAAATAGCTCACTTTACGCCAAACACTCCTATTAAAACTCATTATGTTGGACCGTTTAGAAGTTGTCCTGTGAGCGGTGTATTACAGCCAGGTCAAACAATAAAATATGACACTGTATGTAAACAAGATGGTCACGTTTGGGTGAGTTATACAGCTTATAATGGTAATGATGTTTGGTTAGCTGTGAGAACATGGAATAAAACAAACGATAGTTTAGGAAAATTGTGGGGTACAATCAATTAATCTGTTATAATAAAATTACCACGTCATTATACAAGGGTAGTCCTAGCGACTGCCCTATTTTTTTATGTTATAATGTTAATGAGGAAACAGTGTTTGACACTGGCATACTATCATTTGGTATGTTTTATTATGTGCAGAGGACTTGCTTGCGTTTAGCAGTAAGAAGCTGACTGCACCGTTTACTTTTAACTACCCACACATGTCACTGGGTGGTTTTTTATTTTAACCGCCTCGATTTCGATACGGTTATTCTAAAGCGCGCTCTTTATGGGCGTGGTTTTTATATGTGCGTTATGTAACAAGCACCACGGCTATAGTTACATAACACACATTAAAATATAAAATGTACTTTCTTTATATTAACAGTATTTGTGTTACTATTATTATTTTTTTCTCTTGGTATAAATTCGATATCTATTTTATCAACAGAACTTAATATAAGTTTTTCTTTTTCTTCAATGGTTAATGTTTTCCAACCCTCAATAATAAAGTTTCCAATAGATTTTATTTGCTTTTCGTCTATTTCTTGAACTGTTTCTTTATTTTCTTCACGTTTAATATCTTCTAATTGTCTTTGTGTTTCATCCATTATTATTTTAAATTCTTCTTCCTCTACGTATCCCATCGTATACGCACGCAATAACTTTGTTCTTTGCTCTTTTATTCTTTTCTTATCGCTTTCTATATTAATTTCTACTTTCTTAGGTTTGTGTATTTCAAATCGAGTTAAGTCCATTTTCTCTAATTCTTCAATGAATTTATTCTCTATTTCACTTTCGTTAAAAGATATATTTCTGGAATATTTATCACGATGGCACTTGTCACAAGTATAACGTCTGACATTATAAGATCTACCATTTTTTGGGCGAATTGTACCGGCATATAAATGCAAGTTGCCATTGCATTGTGGACACTTCAAGACACCCCTAAAAATAGCATTATGTTTAGATTTGCTTTTATGTGTTTTGTTTTCTATTGCGTTAATTACTTTGTGATAGTCATCATCGCTTAATACAGGTTCGTGCGTATTCTCCATAAATATATCGCCAAACTTTGTATGACCTCTTAAAACTGGGTTTTTTATCAATCTTATAATTGTTTGCCTGTTCCAATTTTTTATTTTAGAAGGCTTCTTTTTTGAATTCAGTAACCTTGCAATTTCATTAGCGCTATTACCTTCTTTAAACTTCTTTACTATATATTCAATATATTTAGTGTTTTCATTCGGTACTAATTTACCTTCTATATTGTCATACACAAAAGGTTGCTCACGAATATATTTCCCACTTTCCACTGCTGCACGACTACCAAAGAGAGAGCGCTCTCTTATAGTTTCTCTTTCCCATTCAGCCATCGCGCCTACAATGGTTATAAATAACTTTCCTATAGCCGTTGTAGTATCAAAAACTTCTGTTGCGCTCTTAAAAGAAACGTTGTACTTTTCAAAACGTTCTAACATTTCTAAAAGATCTCTTACATTACGTGTTAGCCTGTCCAATTTGTAAACTAGAACTAAATCAAATTGAGTTAGTCTACTGAATAAATCCTGTAATGCCGGTCTTTTGGTAGAACCACCACTAAAACCGCCGTCTGTGAAAACTTCATATTCTTTCCATTCATTAATTTCACAGAAAGAAATAAGTTTTTTTCTTTGTTCATGTATCGAAAATCCGTTTAAATTTTGTTCTGCAGTACTTACTCTCGTATAAATTGCTACTTTCATTCTTCCACTTCCTCAAAAAAAGTAAAAAATAATAAGGGTAGGCTTGCTACCCATATAATTATTCAGCTGTTGTATTTTGAACTTCTTGTTGTCTTTTTGCCCAACTTTCATATCCTTCGTTTTTACCAACCCAACGTGGGCCACCTACATGGGCATTTGGATCGTTCCGAACTTTCTCGCTATCTTTACGTGCCTGTTCATAATCTCCACGACCATATCCCATTTGTGACTCGTCGTGTGTAGTAGGTTTGTTTTTATTCCATTCATTTATTTGTTCTTGCGTCATATAACCATTGTTATTTTGAGATTGTTGATTACTATTTTGTTGTTGATTATTGTTAGATTGTTGTTGGTGGTTTTGTTGCGTTGGTTGAACTGTCTTACCCTGTGGACGTTCATTATTACTGTTAGCACTTTGAGTTTTCTTATTATCGTTTTTAGATGTGCTTTCAGATTCATTGTTAGCAGTATCATTATTACTATCATCTGAACTAGCTTCTTGTTTATCATCATTAGTGTTTTTGTTTGATTTATCCTTGTTTTCTAATTTTTTATCTTTCTTTGGATCATTAGATTTTTTGTGTTCAGATGTTTTGTTATCTTCTTTCTTCTCACTATCGTTGTTACCACATGCTCCTAATACTAATAAACTTGCGAAAATTAAAAATAAAACCTTTTTCATTCTACATTTCTCCTTTGTTAGCTATTTGTTTAAGTAAACTGATAATTTCATCATTTTGTTCTAGTAATTTCTTATTCTGTTTTACTATCTCATCATTTTGCGCTATTTGAACAAAAGTGTTTTTTCTCATTTCTGAATAGTGTTTGAATTTAGCTTGTTCCTTTTGACTTAGCATTGTTGAACCTCGTCCTACTAAGTCGTATATATCTTCAAAGTTACCAGCTTTATTTTGTGACATAATGGCGTTTGAAGTTACTTCACTTGGATTATTTAAACCTTTTCTTTCGATACCTTTTTCGAATCTTTCTTGCTTTTTCTCGTCTTTAGTCATTATTTTTTCTTCCATACCTAACGCTTTGTTAATTTCTTCGTTGAGTCTAGGATCGTTAGCTCTTTGTAAATGTGCCAGTCTTAATTTTTCTTCATCGTCCAACATCATAAACGCTTTTTGTCCTTCTTTAGATAATTCAACTTTAATTTTACCAATAGCATATCCGTCTTTAATTCCTATTCTTGTTTTTTTCATTTTTTATATCTCCTTTACATTTAATGGTTCAAAAGTGATTAAATAATTATCATGTTTAACCTTATTTCCATGTTTCATTTTGTAGTGTTTTAAACAATCTTTGATGAATTGTTCTGTCACTTCAAAAAATTCAGAAAGTTCATATGTGTTTTTAACACCTTCATTATGAGCTTTTACTAAGTCATCTAAGTCAACCAACATTTCAAAAGCTAACCGCCGTGCTTTTAATTCATATTTATTGTTTTGAAAATCATTTATATTCAGTATATTTCCATATGTTATTTCGTGATGAGCGATTTCTTCTGCTAATATTTCTAATTTTTGCCTAACACTCCTGTTATCATTGATGAGTATTTCCCCGTCCAAATACAGACCGGACATGAAGTCCGGCATATATTTAGTTTCTGTAATAGGTAAATGGTCGTATTTAATCATCAAATCTTCGTATTTACCCACTTATTATCCCCCTTACTTTCTTCTGTTTCTTATGTAATCAATAAAATTCTCTACTTCTTTTTGTTCTTCCTCTGTTAAATCTGAATAATCTAAATGTGCTGCTACTGTTTCAGTTTTTTCTTTTTCTTCCCAACCCATAAGATAGGCCGGAGAAACATTCAATGCTTCTGCTATAGGTTCTAAAACGTCATAAGGCATATTTTCAATTTCACCTTTTTCATATCTGTAAACTGTTGCGCGATTTTTGCCGATTTTTTCAGCTAATTTATCTGCTGACATTTTCATTTCTTTTCTACGTTTTTTAATTCTGTTACCAATACTCATTATTTCCGCCTCCTGAAATCATTATATAACTATTGTCGCATATATGCAACATAATATAGGTATAAAAAAATAATTGTCGCAAATTTGACTAAAAACGTTGCATTTATTTTGAGATGTGTTATTCTATATTTAGTCGCAAATCACGCGACAAGAAATGAGGTGTTTTTATGGTAGATGTTAACAAACTTCACGGCAAAGTAGTTCAAAACAAATATAATTGGACTACATTTGCAAAAGCTTTAAATGTTGACAGAACAACGTTACACAGAAAATTAAAATCAGATGGAGAAAAGCTGACTGTTGGAGAAGTTAACAAAATTGTTTCGTTATTAAATTTAAATAAAGATGAAGCAATTGATATTTTTTTTAGTAAGACAGTCGCATAATACGCGACAAAATATGATTATCGGGAGGGAATCAAAAGTGAGTGAATTACAAACATTCAATTTTGAAGAGTTACCAGTAAGAACATTAACAGTAGACAAGGAACCATATTTTGTAGGAAAAGATGTAGCTAGAATTTTGGGTTACAAAAGAACGGCGGATGCTATTCGAGATCATGTAGAGTTGGAAGATAAAGGGGTCGGTAAAATACAGACACCTGGTGGAATGCAAAATGTAACTATCATCAACGAAAGTGGACTTTATAGCTTAATCTTCTCAAGCAAGTTAGAAAGTGCTAAACGTTTCAAGCGTTGGGTAACATCGGAAGTTTTACCAGCTATTCGTAAACATGGACTGTACGCAACAGACAACTTAATCGAAAACACATTAAATAATCCAGATTACATTATCAACGTACTCACAGAATATAAGAAAGAAAAAGAACACAATTTAGCACTTAAGCAACAAGTTAAGGAAAACAAACCTAAAGTGCTATTCGCAGATTCGGTTGCTGGTAGCGATAATTCAATACTCGTAGGAGAATTAGCGAAATTACTTAAACAAAACGGTGTTGATGTTGGGCAAAACAGATTATTCAAATGGTTAAGAAACAATGGTTACTTAATTAAAAAGAGTGGAGAAAGCTATAACTTACCAACTCAAAAAAGTATGGATTTAGAAATATTAGATATAAAGAAACGTGTAATTAACAATCCTGATGGATCTAGCAAAATTACACGTACACCTAAAGTAACAGGTAAAGGCCAACAATACTTTATCAATAAATTTTTAAAAGAACCACAAACAACTTAAAGGAGGCGCCGAAATGAACATTCAAGAAGCGACAAAAATTGCAATGGAAAATGGGAAGTCGATTTATCGTAAATCTGAATTTGACGCTTTAAGAAAGCCTGGTGAAAACTTAGAACTTTTGCCCACAAACAGTTACGGATACATTGTCGTAAAGCCAAGAAAGAAAGCCTTCTATCCAATGTGGCAACCAATGGCAGAAGAATTAATATCAGACGATTGGGAAGTAGTGGGTCTAAAAAAGAATTAACTTTTTAAAGGAGTGAATAAAATGAAAAGCTTAAAAATTCAATACGGAGTACCTGAAGCATCAAAAATTAAAAGTGCAGTAAATGAAATTGAAGAAGCTATCGAAGAATTAAATTATGACGCAATCGATATAGAGATAGGTATAGCGCCTAAACCAATTATCGAATTCGATGAAGAAGAGGAATGAACAATCTAAAGGAGCTTGGAAAATGACAGATGAAATGGTGCAATTTTGGTTTGATTACATGATAGAGATTGGTGTTCCAAATAGGTTAACGAAAGGAGATAGCAACAAATGAAGTACTTACTAAGCTACATGACTATGTTTATCGCAATGATCATCACATTACTTTTAGGAGGTGGTTTCACAACAGTATTAGGAATTGCAATGTTAACGCTTATCTTTAGCACATTCTTCTGGGAAAAGTGGCTTGAGATAACAAAAAAGACTGAAACTTGCGCCAACAAGTAACAGTCGAACTCTAATCAAAATATACAACTTAATTTAATCAAAATATATGGAGGAAGTCAATTATGAAAAAGGTAAACGAAGTATACGAAACGACAAATTATAACATTTTTAAATTCAGTGAATTTAACAGAAACGTTGTTTATAGAAAGGATTTAATGGACGAAGCGAAAAGAGGATTCATCGCACCGGTTATAGTAAATGAAGATTTTGTTGTAATAGATGGTCAGTCAAGGTTAAAGCATGCCGAATACGCTCAAGTTCCCATTAAATATATGGTTGTAGAAGGCTTAACAGAAAAAGACATTGTCAGAATGAACACTACACAGCTTTCTTGGAGTATCAAAGATTATATACAAAGTTATGCCAACGAAGGTAATAGAGACTATCAAAAATTAATAGAGTTGTTAAATGAATATAATTATACATCTGGTGCAATCGCAGCTATGTGTTTAGGTATTAATGACACAGGATCAAAAGTCACAAATATATTAAAAAATGGTGAATTTAAGTTTGTTGATTATGATGGCTCTCTAAGATTCTTAGAGTATTACAAGAGATTTCTTCAAGAAGCCTCATTAACTAGTTTCGGGAAACTTTTATTAGCTGTAAATCAAATATGTAAAATAAAAAAATTAGATAAAGAAAGATTAATAAAAAAAGTGAAAGAAAGCAGAAACAAAGATGATTTGAATATCAGCTTACCAAAAAATGAATATATTGAGATTTTGCTTGATATGTACAACAACAAAGTGAAGGCGAATAGCAAGACAACAATAAATTACTACAAAGATAGAAAAAATCAAATAATCATTGATGCTGAAATGGAGGATTAGCATGGGAGAGTTGATCACAGTCAAGTTGACTAGAGAAGAATACTCTCAACTAATCAAAAGCCAAATAGATTTAGATTTCTTGCAAAGTGACTACGACTTTTTAAACAAACGTTACGAAGATATGTGCGATAGATATTTTGAACTTAGAAAAGACTTCAGAAAAGCTATAGAATCATGCAAAACACAAAGCGAAACAATCAAAGTCATGGATAGAACAATCGACATGTTGCATAAAGGAGTGATTGGGATTGAAAGAAACAACCAAAGTTGAGTATCGCATACAAGATGAACATCATGGTTGGTGGCTTACTAACAAGCCAGCTTCACCAGAATATGCAAATTACAACGCTATGCGTAGTAGAGCTGCAGTCATTAGCGGACTAGATGATATTGATATTAACTGGGATAAACATGATATCGAAATAACAACTTACAAAATACAAGAAACACGTAAAACAGTGAAAATGAAAGACTTGGAGGAGGTCAAAGCTGATGAGTGAAAAACCTAACTTCGCAGATAAATTTAGAGAGTTAAACAGCAGAGATGTTAACGCTCATGTTGAGAAGAAACAAAACTTGAACTACTTATCATGGGCATACGTTCAACAAGAATTAACTAAAGAAGATCCAACTTATGAAGAAAAAGTAATCGAATTCCCTTATCCAGATAGTAATAACGAAAACTTTTTCGTACCTTACCTTAAAACGAATGAGGGGTACATGGTATGCGTTGAATTAACAGTGTTCGGTGTAACTAAACGTGAATGGTTGCCAGTTTTAGATTACAGAAATAAACCAGTAACGATTGGTAGTGCTACTGCAATATTTGACATCAATAAAGCTACTAAGCGATGCATGGTTAAATGTGCAGCTAAGTTTGGACTAGGTAATTACTTATATTTAGGTGAAGAAGTTCCAAGCGTTAATGATAACGACATAACGGAATTAGAAGAACGCATCAATCAGTTTGTAACGTTATCTCAAGAAAAAGGCAGAGATGCAACGCTAGACAAAACAATGCGTTGGTTAGGTATTCAAAACATTAACAAAGTTACTAAAAAAGATATAGCAAATGCACATCAAAAACTAGATGCAGGACTAAAACAATTAGATAAGGAGAATTCGAATGACTAATTTAACTATTTTAACAGGACGTATCACTAAAGATTTAGAACTTAAACAAGCAGGACAAACACAAGTAACTAACTTCTCTATGGCAGTGGACAATCCATTCAAAAAAGATGACACATCATTCTTTGACATCGTAGCGTTTGGCAAAACTGCACAACTATTAAACGACTATTGCGGTAAGGGAAGCAAAGTTTTAATCGAAGGCAACTTGAAACAAGACCGTTTCCAAGATAAAGAAGGGAACAATCGTTCAGTAGTACGAGTGATTGCTAATAGAATTGAATTCTTAGATAACAAAGGTAGTAATCAACAAAACAACCAACCTCAACAACAACGAGGACAAGCACCAGTAGGCAATAACCCGTTTGCAAATGATAACAACGCAAATATAGATGATGATGATTTACCGTTCTAGGAGGTTAAAATAATGAACTTTAAAAACGAATTATTTGAAAAATATTTACAAAATTTATTTTGGGATGATGAAAGTAATCTTTTAAGCGCTGTTGATGTACTAGATTTAAAATGCAATTTTGGTGATCCTTACGAAAGTTTTCATTGTAAAGAAGTTTATATGGTAGAAAAAAATGATAGTCGTTTTTGTGGTATAAGAGCCAACCATTTTGTAGTAGAAGTTGGTTATTCAGAAGAAGATTGGGGCGAAGATTATAATGTCTTCATTATTACAGGAAACCATAAAGGTAGTAGATGCATAACTATATTACGAGATTTGACAGATGAAGGACGCAAAAAGATTAATGATGAATTTCTAAAACGATTTGAGCAAAAAATAAAATCTTAGGGCTGATATAGATGCCAATTATCAAAAATTACATTACTCAAGATGACGGTACGACTACCGTTGTCATTGAGGATGTAGATATAGATAACAAAACATCGTTATTACTAGATAACGGACTAGAAGTTGAATGTGAAGTTAAAGCTATTGATCCATTTCTAATCACTGATAAGCAGCGCCGAAAAGTGTTTGCTCTATGTAACGATATAGAGGCTTATACAGGGCAACCCCGAGAATACATGAGGGAAATGTTTCAAGATTATATAACGTTTCTAAATGGCTATGATAAACGCTTGTCATTAAGCAATTGTTCAAGAGAACAAGCTAGGCAATTAATCGAAGTCATATTGGACTGGGTGTTTCATAACAATATCCCACTCAACTATAAAACAAGCGACTTACTCAAAAATGATAAAGCATTTCTATATTGGTCAACGGTCAATCGCAACTGCGTTATCTGTGGTAAACCACATTCCGACTTAGCACATCATTACGCAATAGGACGAGGTGCTAATCGTAAGACAATGGATCATTACGGATATGAAGTATTGGCTTTGTGCAGAGAACATCATCAATCGCAACACGATATAGGTGTAAAGACTTTCGATAAATTACATCACCTAGAGAATAGTTGGGTTTCGGTAGATAGTAGATTAAATAAAATGTTGAAGGGAGAAACTAATGACAAGTAGAAAGTTAAATGAAAAGTACCAAGAAAAATTAATAGAGTTAAATGAACGAGAAAAACAATTAGCTGAAATTTCTAGATTGAAAAAAGAATTAAAATCTTTCGAAGAAAAAGAAGCAAAGGTCCTAAAAGAATATATCGAAGAATCTCTATATGTAAAAGTGAAAGACGAAGGTTATATAGAATTAAAAAAGTGGTTAAAAAAACATACAATCGAAGAATTAATAAACGCTACAGATAAAGCTGTTGAACAATATTTAGGTAAATCAAACGAAACTATTTTCTCCAAAATCGAACGTATTGCTCATTACACTAAAAATCCAGTACCAGAATACATTAAGCGTAGTAGATATGTAATTGGTATTTTGAGAAATAGAGGATTGTATTTCAACGAAAACGTTGTAAGAGAACTTGTAAAAAAATGGCTAGAAGATGATTTAGAGATAGAAGATCTTATTTTGAGCGCTAAAACATCTAAAAATTGGACTGAGTTTAAATTGGACATAATTGAAGTTTTGGAGTTCGAAGAAAATGAATAAATTGTTAATTAACGAATATCCTTTACAAGTATTGCCGTCATTAGCAGTTCATATTGGTTTGAACGAGGCGATGATATTACAACAAATGCACTATTGGTTAAATAACAGTAATCACAAACACGATGGTAAACGTTGGATATATAACTCCTACCCTAAATGGATCGAGCAATTTCCTTTTTGGAGCGAAAGCACGATAAAAAGAACAATAACAAGTTTAGAGAAACAAAAATTAATATTTGTCGGTAATTACAATAAAGCTGGTTTTGATAGAACGAAATGGTATTCAATCAATTACGATACCTTAAATAAATTGGTGACCCGACCATCAGGTCAAAATGACCCGACGATGAGGTCAAATTGGAACGATGGAACAGGTCAAAATGACCCGACCAATACCAGAGATTACACAGAGATTTCTTCAGAGAGAGACAGGGACGTCATATCACATATATTTAAATATATTAGTAACAATCTAGAAATGATACAAAGTCCAATAAAAGTGCAACAACTAGAATATATACTAAATGACTTTAAAGATAATCAACTAGATATAGTTACTGTAGCTACTGATTATTGTAAAGAAAACAATAAAGGTATTAACTATCTTATCAAAGTATTAGAAAACTGGAGTAAAGACGGTGTCGATAATAAAGAGAAAGCAATATCTAAGATTAAACCTAGAAACAATAAAGAAGATGATTACCTAGCTAAGAAGAAACAGGAACTATTAGGAGGTTAGACATTATGTCAATGACTGAACTAGAAGCAATTGAAATCTTAGAGTTAATAAATAATGTCTACGATATGAAATTCAATAAAATTAAGTACAACCTTTGGGTAGAACAACTCACACAATATGGGGATTTTGACAGAACACTACACAAAACAAAGAAATATGTTAGAGAAAGTCGTTACAAACCTACGATTGCACAAATTATTGATCGCAAACCACCAGAAATGGAAAGCGCAGTGATACCAGAAGAACAGACTGATAAATACAGAATGCAGCACGATAAAGAATTTAGAGAGAAAAGGCAACAATTAAGAAAACAATGGCAAAAGATGAAAGAAGATTGGGGGTTAGATGATGAGTATTGATGTATTGAGTACCGAAGAATCTATAATATCTAACCTCATGCGTAATCCAGAATTACTAGGTAAATTCAGGTTAAAGCCTGAAATGTTTACTGATGAGAAATTAAGAGTGTTCATTGAGTATGTGTTAGAGCAAGGCAAAGTCGATGTAAATCAAATCTACTTTAAAAGTCGTGACGATAATGAATTTATATCTACTGACCGATTAGGTCGTTTATACAATTCAGACGGCACTGACAAGGCGTTTTTTATGGACGACCAATTGAATCTATTACAAGAATACGTCTTGTCACAGGCTCGTGAGAAGCTTACAGAGTATCAATCAATGCCAAGTAAAGAAAATTTTAATTATTTGGTAGAAGAATTAGAGAAATTAAAAGGTATGACAATAAAAAAAGCAGACGCTACTGATAGTTTTCTAGCTGAAGTTGTAGAAAATATTTTATCTGATGAACCAAAACAATTTATTAAAACTGGTATTGCTTCTATAGATAACAAAATCATTGGTTTTGAACCAGGTCA